CGTGCCGTCAGGATAGACAGCCATCACGCTGAGTTCTGTCATGCGTGTAGGTGTTAATACTCTTGGTGCTATGGCCATGCACCTGATTGCACACTGATCTGCCGCACCAGCCTGTGCCAGTGCCAACGCCTGTATATCTGATTCAATGAGTGTTCTTAAATCTTGTGGTGTCATTCTTCTGCCTCCGTTTGTAAGGTATAAAAGGTCATCCGGAGCCAATCGCAATCCCTCACGGCAGCATAGATCCAGCTTATATCTATTAATACGCTCTCGAACTAGCTGAGAGCAATAAATGAAAAAGCCTCAGGAATAAATGACTCCTGAGGCTTACTTATGAAATATATTATCGTGTGAACTTTAGTTGTCCACAGTCCCATATTTTGCACAGGCCGCTATCACGTCCCGTGCTTGAGGGGAATTTCATTCTATGAAAGGTATTAGTGCCGTCAGTCCATTTGAAGCTTGGGTAGGCTTTACCCTTAACAAATCCCAACGAAGCTAGATATTCGCCCATTCCGTATCTTAGGTCTATAAACGTTACAATCTTCTAAGGTAATTGGGTAGTCTGTCTCTTCTTAGGAAAAGTTTCAAACTCTTCTTTACAATAATCACATGAAACCAATATTTTTTTAGTAGACGACTTGGCCAAAGTCTCCGGATTGTGGCCGTACAGTTCAATAGTTTTTTCGATCAGTATCGTCCTTATCTCCAAAAAGGTGGTAATGGACATAAGTATTATACGTAAAAAAACCCCGGAAACCAAAAGCTTCCGGGGTTTTGTTTGAAGTTTATTGGAAAAACTTACAGAGAACCCAGCAAAATGCGGCGGTTGTCTAATACTGCGCAACCCAATTCAGCGTTGCCCCAGTACGATACTCGTCCGCTTCGGATCAGGCTCTGATCTGGGTAGATCATAACTTCCTGTCGAATTGGCATCACGAATGAATCGCGATTAACCATGTCAAGACCTACAACCAACTCTACGTCTGAGCTAGGGCCAAGAGCACCACCAAGCTGAGATGTGAAGTAAGTTTGATACTCCTGAGATTCACCCAGTTCGTCCATAGCGTGGAGATTAATACCGAAGATTCGGGTGATCATGCCGTCGTCGCTAGACACATAGATTTCTCTACGTGTAACTTCGTCAACAATGTCAACACCCCAGTTTCGAATATCTTCCAGAGCTTCTGGGCTAAGGTAAACATCGGTCAAACGACCTCGTGTAACAGAGGCAGAATTGCCCCCAGCATTACGTCGCATAATACTCTTCAAGAGAGAAATCAGGCGTTTCGTAAACTGGCCAGCAGCAGCATCAGCATCATAAACCATGATGTTACGGTCAGTGCCTGCGGCAAGCAGCGTATGGAAACAGTCATCATTAATCTTCTTAATGAAACCAGCTTCCAATACCTTCAATGCACGAGCAGCAACGTCCCAACGAGCATCACGAGCATATCGAGCCAAAAAGTCGATAGAGCTAGCAATACCATAGGTAGGAACCTGAACGTAGTCGCCTTCGACTGCTCGTTCTGGAATCCGACCGTGGCCGGGATTGGTATATGCAACAAAGTCAACTTCGTCGCCGGGGTTCAACAGATCGAGTGGAAACTCGGCTGTCGTATTAGTGTCGAGAATAAGCTTATCGAAGATCTGAGAGACTACGTCTCCGACCAGAACAGCTTCTCGCAGAGGAGTCTGGAAGGCCAGAGCCATTTGCTCCTGACCTGCCAATGCTGTAGCTGGAGATGCACTACCAGACTGCCGCAGCATTTCGATAAATTCTGGATTTGGTTTAACAAATGACATTAATATTCTCCTTTAGAGATTGATTGAGACTTTAGCGAAACCGTCAGCATCCTTAGAACTAAGGAACTGACCAATCAGTTTACGTCCACCACCGGAAGTAGTTCCGATCAGGCCCGTACCTGCGTAATACGCATCGGCACCACCTACTGGCGTACCTTGAATAGAATCGGTAATTACATATCCCTTACGGAGAATAGTCACTTTACCACCCTTTTGAACTTCATCTTTGTGCTGATTCAGGTGCTGACGAGTCAAGTCAAGATTGACTACATCATTCAGCAAAATACCCAGAGGATATACACCAGAATCATTAGCTTGCTTTTTACACAGAGCCACTGCACTATCCATAGCTGCTCCAGAGCCAGCAGTATCAACAGATACTACAATCCCGCGAGTAGCCGTTTCATTCATGAAGAAACTGATGTCAGTTTGCAGTTCTTCTCGATCACCTTTAAGTGCCATTTTTAACCCCTTATTTCAAATTTTTAGTAGTTTCAAGGACGCTGTTTCGCAGCCACTGTGAGGCTACGCTGATCTTGTCGTTAACAGAATCTTCTAAAGTAACAACCGAAGCTTCTACTTCAGTTACAGTTTCAAGAGCTTCAGTTTCTTCGACTTCAACCGGCTCAGCATCCTCTACAGGGGCCGGTTCACGCACAATTAAAGCAACAACCATGTCAAACATCTCATCAGATGCCTCGGCAAACTTAGCAATAAGGTCATTAGCCTTATCTTCAGTAGCTCCAGCACCAATCAAGGCGTTCTTTCGGGCCATAGCTTTCACGTCTGCAACCATCTTCTGGAGTTCCTGACTCAGTGTCAGTTTCTCCTGAGCGACAGCAGCAATCGTGTTTTCTAGCTCGCTAACTTTAGCTTCCAAAGATGTGATACTGGCTTTATGCAGATCAATCTCAGAGGCTGAAGTAGCAAGGCTCGCTTTCGCGGTAGCTAGTGAGCTTTCCAACTCACTAACAAATGCTGAATTATCTTCAGGCATCATATTCTCCATTGCTAATGTGGTAAAAATAGCCGCAACGGGCTTAAACGGATCAACTTCTTTTGGAAGTATGATGCTGCGTGGGTTAGCTGGTTGGTCTACGAGACCTTTACCAGAAAAACATAGGTCTCGTAGTAATCGACCAATTTTATAACCTTGGTAGTCACCAGTCCCACCATAGCATCGAAGATGCTTAGTTAGAAAAGAAGACTCTTCAGTTCTAGCTAATACCTTGGCATCACCATCAGGCGATACTAATGCGTAATCGAAATTTCGAAATACGCACTCCATAGATACAGCTAATTCACCCGCTTCAATCTGAGAGATGAGTTTATTAACTCTATCCGACTGGTCCGGGTCCGACCAAGTCTTATATATAACGGCGGCAGTAACGAGATCCATCCTATCTGGTAGAGGGAGGTCGTTAAGTATGGAACCGTCTTCCAACATTGCTGCGGAAGAAATCATATGCCCTATAATATCAGTTTCAGAGTGCATATAATTAAACGGTTTATCGATAGGTGTATTGCGTGCCGCCCATAGGTCTGCCACATCAAATACATCATCGTTTTTATTCCACCCCGCCGATACTAGAATGGAATTCAAATAATAAAGATCCGACTGAATAGGTCTATCACTAACAGTAGCTAATGATATCTGAATTTCTTCCGGAACTTCATCCAGAGATTTATGAACAACAATTGGGCAGAAAATAGCTATGCTAGTATTTTTCAATACATCGCCTAGATTATCTAAAATTTCTGCTTCATATATATTCATTTTCACCTCAATACTAAATACGCAATAAATTATATTTTTCTTTTTTTTCTTAAAACTCTTCACAAATATATGCTAAACAATTAATCTGCCTAAGCTCATCTACCGTAGGTTCTCGCTTATTATCGTCTAAAAAGGAGCGGTAAAAAGGAAGGACATCAATTACTACCTTTTTCTCCATAGCTTCTGCCACAGATACAGGGTTGATATCGTCAAAAACCCCTAATCCACATAGAGTTACGAACTTTATTTTTTCTAGTTCTGCCTGCTGTATAGTGTTTAGCTCTCTTAGATTTGCACAGTTATATTGGGCTAACATTACAGGGTTTAAGATAGATGAAATCTTTTTCTGTGCTTCTGTTGCCCATAAAATTGAACTAGCGAAATTTGCCTTACTTTTTGGCAAGACTCTACGTGTCTTTCTGACTGTAGTATCCTTTTTAAGCAATGGCCGTCCATTAGGCTGAACCACCTTTTTTGCTCCGGGAGGTGCTCCAGCACCGGGCACTACAGGAGGTTTGCGGGCTGTGTGGGAAGTCACGTCCGAGATATTGAGCGTATCTTTTTGCAAAGCGATCTTGACATAATCAGATTCTATGTTACCATTATGGTAAGGATCTGATTTTGGAGGTATAGACCGTTTGTCACGATCTTTTTCCTCTTTGCGAATTCTAGATTCTTCAATCTCATGAGATTCACCAAATCTTTCACGGAGCGTTTCAGCGGATATAATGTGTCGGTCAGACAACTGAATCCATAGATTCTTTTCAGCGGCTTCATCGCTAAGAATCATATTGTCGAAACCTAATTCTGCTGGAGAAGGGAAACCCATAGCATCGGCTACTGCTTCAAACTCATTCTTCCAAAAGCTAATCAGGAGACCTCGCCCATACTCTAGCTTCTCGACCAGAGTCTTTAGGCTCAAGAAATTATTCGTAAATCCCCCATTCCCGCTTGAGGAACCCGTCATGGTCTGCGGAACGCCCAATCCACCATAAACAGCATTTAAAACTGGGCCGTACTTCTCATTGCCTAAGAAGTGATAGATTTGGCTATTAGACTCTTTAAAGTCGAGTTCAGGACCCCATACAAGATCCATAGTGCCACCGCCAACATTAGAGGACAAAATGTCTCTCAGCTTATCTACAGCGGCCCTTGTAGGGGCAATTTTATACTCTAAATTACCTATACGCCATAGGCGTATATTAGAGATAGCCCCATCCAATGCTGACATATCCGCCAGCTTCATCTTCTCCATCATAGTGATATCATCTAAGATGGCATGAATCATAGGATTGGCCCATAGTGCCCAGTCATCCTTCTTGTAATGGGCTATGTGTAATCGCTCAGGTTCAAGCGGAATGAATTCGGCACCATCAGTAATAGCCTGAAGTAGTGCTGGATCTACATTTCCATTATATTGAGATTGCTTCCTATTTTTATTAGATAGGGCTGTCTTAGTCTTTTGAGGAATCCTCATTTTATATATCTTCTCGCCGCCGAAGACATCCCCAAAGCCTCCTTCTATCTCTACAGCCATAGGGTTAAGAAAATCATAGCGGAACGGAATAACTCGACGTTCAGACTTAGACATCTCTTTTTGATCAGACTTAGTGATCTTGCCATTAGCCTTGTAGACTATGACATTACCTAGCCGATATAGGATATTTAAGAAGCGTTCAGAGCGTTCTGCTCCATGAACCTTCTCCCACCAGCGACGATAAAATCGCTCAATTGGCTTACTGGTGTGGGAAATCCTAATGCCTTGGGATGCAAAATCCCCCATCAGGTCGATAACTTGTTTAATAAGTCCTACGTTATCGTATGCGTTTGAGCATTTACGCATAATAGCCTTAGTTTCACCCTCTACGCTTTCGGAAGGTCTGAAACCATAATAGTCGTTACGATTATATTCATCTCTAACAGAAATGTTAGGCTCAATGCTGAGATAGCGGCGGCTGGAAGCCGTTGCTGTCATTAAACCTACGTACCCCTCACTAGGGTCATCCGGTGCTGGTACGGCTACTGCTGTTGGTTTTACCATTGTTTTCCCCGATTGAATCGCGATGTGATCGTCTTATGACTAGTGACTCTGTCACTAGTATATACGCGAGCTTCGCTCAGGGATCAACTAAAGTGGTGCTAAGCACCACTAGTATGACCCGTATACGTCTCCTTTGTTCATCGATTGGGTCCACCAAAGTGGTCCCACATAAGTTATCTCACTCTTGGCCCCAGTAGATCCTTTAGAGAATCCCCCATATGGCTGATAGGCAGCAGCCTCAAGAAGGCTGTAGTTTCTAGCACCCATATTTGCCATCAAGAGAGCGGAATAGCGGTCTTTACGCATCTTTTTCTTTTTATTGGCCCCCACTTTAAATTCTGGAGTATCCCAACGGTCACGCCCATTAGGAGTTTGGCTAATCTCAATAAGTGCTAATTCGTTCTTCATCTCCTCAATTTCCATCACGCAGTCTTCTAATGTATCGTAAAGTTTGTTATTAATCTTGTCTAGCTCTGCCGCTAGGCCTAAAACTATGGGGTCAAACTTCGGGAATAAGAGTATTTTGTCTTCAAAGTCCTTTCTCATCCCATGGTTAGATTCAGAAGTCCATTCAGATTTGGCAAAATTAACTAATTCAACGATGTGTAAGCCGACTTCGTCGTCAGTTGGTTTTTCCTTAGCTTCCTCTATAATCGGCCAGATAGCAAGTTCACCAGCATGCAGATTAGAAGATTCATGCAATGCTTCATTAACGGCGATACCGCCCCCCTGAGAGTCTATCATGATCCGCTCAGTCGGAAACGACCGCATTAACTCTCGGATACGCCTAGCACAATATGAGTAGAAGTTGTCTTCAGTCGTCAAACCAAGTTTAACCCGCTCTGAGTGCGTTTGCCTAGTAGTAGTCCAGCAGTGTACTATACGACGATGATCCGCGTGTAGTTCTATAATTACTATGGAGAAATTATCCACTTCAGATGCAGGGTCAACCCCCATAATATATCGCCCCGTGGGCGATCCCTTAACCATAGAATCAAACACTACTTCTCCACTAGACAAATGTATACTATTATTCTCACTTGCTACGCAAGATTCCAACAAACTGCGTTTGAAGAATCCTTGGCTATCTGAAACGAAGCAATTATGCACTGTAGCATTAGGAGTTGAATAAGAATTATCTTCTTCAACTTCAAGATTATAAACTAGACCATTAAAGTATGATGTAGTCTTAGACTTTATCCGATAAACAGATGCGTCTTCCGTTGAAGATACTAGGTTTTTAGTTTTAGGAGTAATAAATCTTTTATCATAAAATATAGTTAAAAATCTGTCGAAATCCTTACCACTAATATTTATTTTCCAAGCCTTAGATAAATTAACAACTCTGCCACGTATTATTCCAGTCTTTTCCTTCTTAGGCTTTAAAAATGAGGCATTAATGCCAAATACAGATAATGCCAACTTAATTTGGTTAACCAAATTTTTATTAGTCATCTGTAAAGTAGCAAATTTATCGTTAATGTGCCCCTCTCCATTCCATACCCCAGCTATAAAACCTTTCAAAAAATCATGATTTGAAAATAAGATATCGTGATCCACCATTTTGGTATAACATATGCCGGGACATATATGCTTGATAATATCAACAAAAACTCTAGATCCAAAAGATATACATTTGACATTATCTTTTCTGATATAACATTTTGGAATAATTCCGATAGAATTAAAAATAGATGAAGATAATTGTTGGACAAAAAAGTCTAATGATTTGTCTACATGTCCATCTAAAGAAAATTGGCACACTCTACCATCGCTTGTATTTCCTTCCGAAGCGTAGTACCCTATGCAAATTCCAAAATCATAATCCAATTTAATAGTCGCAGGTATGCTATTTTTGGGCCGTCTTTTTTCTGCACGAATAGCATAAACAGCGGGTACTCTTACATTAAATAATGCAGCTACTTCATTTACAGACTTTCCACTGGACAAAAAACTCAATATCGAGTTACGCTTATCATTATGAATTTTTGTCTGTGATGATGCTGGATAGATAAAATCTTCTCTATCAACATAATTTTTACAGATAGTTTTACAATCTATATCTGTCTTTCCGCTTAACTCCGTCAAACTAGCTAAAAATGTCGATTCTTCTTCTAAAGACCCTATTGCTTGAAAGTCATCTTTAAGAGTCCAAAATGGATGTTCTGGAGTAAAAAACAGTCCACGATAGTATCCACTAGTTTGATATTCAATGATATCGCCACTATATGGTCTGAACGTCTTTTTGACTACGGGTCTAAATCTACCCTTA